TTTTATTTAAAAAATCAATCCATTTTTCAAGAGAAAAAGAAAATGATGATTTATATTCTGGTTGAATATCAACATTTATAAGCGTTTGACCTGATACATTTGTGACTTCTTTTACAAATTTTCTCATACATCCCAAGGCCCCCAATGCTCTGTTCTAAGAGTAATTTTAAGAACTTCCTCCTGAGTATATTTTTTATATGGTTTAGCATGAAATAAAGACTCATATGCTTGTTTTGGCCAAGTTATATCCATTATGGGGTCAAAAATTTTATCACCAATTTCCACCCATGCATGCTCTATTTCTGGTAATCCTTTCACAAACGGATTTACTAATTTACCATGAACAAGAATGGAATCGGGGTGAGTAGAAACATATCTACCGGTAAGCTCATAACATTTCCCTTTACGTGAATGTTTTTCTTCTGATTCCTTGATTTTACCTAATTTTTTATAATATACTCTACGCTTCATTAAATTCTTCACAAATTGGTTCCAACCATTCAATCTTTCAGAATCACTACCCCTAAAACTAACATAAGGAACTGACCTAAGATGAATCGGATCATAATTTACCCCCTTTATACCAAGTGTAGCTTTGTATATTCTCGTTATTTGATTAGGAGTTAAACCATGTCTAAACATTACATAACCACTACGAGAACCAGCCTTCAAATTGGGATGGTCATATGAAATTCCAGAACAAGAAAAAACTGTGTGAAATCCAAGTTTATTTAATATTTGAATATGTTTTATAATTGAAGGGTCCACAAAAATACCCGGCAAAGCTTCTACTTCATTAGGTTTATGTTGTTCAATTTCAGTCAGTTCTTTTGATGTAGCAGCAGTAGTAGTTGAACTAGGATTCCATATATCAGACTTCCATAAATCAGATTTCCACAAATCTGTGTTCCATATATGAGATTTCCATATATCAGAGTTCCATAAATTTGATTGCCATAAATCAGAGTTCCATAATTGAGAATTCCATGACCTATCTGCAGCTACTTCAGTTAAAATGTTTTTTAGTTTAATCATATATTTTCAACTTTTACAACATTTTTCCAAGGTATGGGTTTAAAAACTCTAAATTCATATGCTATTTCAGATGAATGTATGTCTAACCCCGTAGGGTCTATAGTTAAAAGAACCATTGGCTCATTTTTATTAAATTTACCTAACAACCAACTCGTAAATGCAGTTTCTATTGATGTCCTATTATCAAATAAACAAACTACTTTATCACAAAAAGGAGCAGGATTATCTGGTTTGGGAACTATACCATGTATTTTCATATTTGGAATATTTTTCCTTGGTGTAATATGATAAAAATACTTTTTAGGTATCATGTCTTTTAACTTAATCATACCACTATTGCCACAATTCTTTTATTAATTCTTTAAGCTTAATTGTAATATATTCTTTTGCTAAACTTTCTTTGATAATGATTTTTTCTATTATTCCTTTTAACTTAGAACTTACTTTAATAAATAATTCTTTAACTATAGGATGCAAAAGTTCAGGCCATTCACCATATTCTACCCATTTATAATTCAATATTGAACCGCCTTCTTCTATAGTTGGTGTAAATTCTTTTTCTACCACTAATAAAAAAATATAATATCTAAAATTTGTAGTAGTACTAAAAAATGTATATAATGGTATTGAATCGGTAAAATGTCCAGTATAACTCGTTTGTCTTTTTGTCCATTTAACCGCACTCATTTCTGGACTTTCCTCTAAATCTACTTTTCCACCCCATAGATTCCATTTTTGTTCTTTAATATGTCCAAGGGCAGAAGTGGAACGAAAAGCAAGCAATAATCGACCTGTATCTTTAGCCATTACCAGAGCTGATGCAGCTCTCACGTTCATTCTAATAATTTGGCCTCTAACATCTAAACCTCCCACCCCTTTTGGAATATTAGAACTAGGTAAATTTGTTTCAGGATTCATATTAATAATAAATAGACATTTACTTAGTAAAAAAGCCCCAAACCTTACGGATTGAGGCTTTCTGTATATTAATCAGTGTATGTTAGTTTTAAGCGTTAGGAAAACTTGCACCTGTCGGCAAAATATTGAAATCAAGAACAATAAATTCTGCCGTCTTGGTTGGTTGTAGATAAATTTGCCCATAAAGGATATTTCGATCAATAATATCAGGTGTATTATTAGCGTCATCCATTTTCACAAAGAAAGCATATAGACCTGACCTTTGTTGAACTGATTCCAAATATGGATTAACAATACTCAAAAATTTGTTGCGTGTAGAAGCTACATTTTGTTCAAATACCAAATATTTAGCTGTTGAAGCAAAGAATTTCTTGATATTAATTAATAACCTGCGAACATTAATTCTATTCAATGCTGTATTCGCGTTTTGCAAAGTCTTTTGACCCCATACAACAATACCTGAACCCGGAAATGATGCAATCGGATTGACTTTACCTTCATATAGGGTATCACGTTCTTCGTGTGTAGTTCTATCCGTTACTTGTGTAGCGATTGAAATACCACCACGATTTAATCCAGCAGGTGCAAACCATTCTGCGGCTACTTTGTCGCTGGCTGCATAAACTGATGGTAATATAACAGATGGTGGAACGGTGACTATAAGATTATTATACGTGTCAAGGATTTTAATCCAAGGATAATAAGTAGCAGCATAGTTTGTATCAAATTCGGAAGCATAAGATACAACCTGAGTAATTTGACCTGTTGATGGATTACCACTGTCAACATACGTGTCCATAATATAGAAGCAATCACCACGAGCTTCACACATATCAACAACCAAATTAGTGACGTATGGGTGTTCTTCATATACTATACCCGGTGTCACAATAAGATTAATATCATATTGGTCAGCATTACCAAGAGCTGCAATTGCTTGAGCATAGCCAATTGAACCAGCAGAATTTACATTCGTGCAGTCCAACCCTTGAGTATTTCCTGCGATAATATCTCCACCTACGTTAATTGGAATTGATGGGCTTTGACCATCAAATCCACCTTGGAACCCAAATACAAAGTTTCTCATTTTAATATAAGTTGGTTCATTTACAGGGTCATAAACTGTAGGAACAATATTACTTCCACTAAGGAAAAAACCTGTACTAACTCCATACAACTCATAATCAAGGTCTAAAGCAAATATAGTATTTCTTCCAATACTACTATAACTTCCACCGCTTGAGGCAAATGATGGAATCGGAGCAAAATATTGTAAATTATCATCAGCAGCGCCGACGCCTGACGAAAGCTGTGGATATAGATTGAATAATTCAGCATCCGCACCTGTAGGAGCATCATTGAAAGTAATTCCTGATGGATATTTGCCCGGACTTAATCCATAAACAGAAGCTTTTGTATATTTCATTCTAGGAGTCCAGAAACCCATTTCTCCATTTGTTGGTGTAATATATGCTTCAAATCCATAAGGAATAGCACTTACTGGATAATTGTTAGTTGACATTTCTACCCTAATATTATTACTATTATTTGAGTAAGTTCCAAATTCTATTACTTTACCGTTAAAATTGATATAACTATACATGTCACCAATTACACGAGCAATAAAGTTAGCATCATCAGGATTAAGATTCAAATTGTTGTATTGTTCAACAATAATAGGACGCTTATCAGTATCACTATATTTGCGAAGTGTAAGAGTGAATGAACCCCAATTACTACCAGCAACGGTGCCTGCTAACTTAATATTACTTATTTGAACTTTGAATTGAGTATTGGTATAAGTTCCATCAGCTATAGTATGAATTCTAAACAATTCATAACGATGTGGAGCAGAGCCACTCTGATAAGGAGCAATAGCTTGAGAAAGAACCCAAGGAGTGATTGCTTCTTGAATTGAAAATACACTATCACCTTCATTCAAATTACGAGAATATTGGTCTGTAAAATTAAGTGATTGACCCGTTTGTGAACCTGATGGAAGAGCCGAACCATATATAGCCCAATAACTACTTGAAGCTACCACATCGGCAATAACATCCTCATAAATTGAATACAAATAAGCCGCTTCAATTTTCTGACCAGCAACTTGCTTGACCGGATTACCAGCAGTTGGGTCATTACCAAAAACGTT